ATTCAGATCGGTGGCAAGGTGAAATATACTCTTGAAGAGGAATGGCTGATCGTAAAAGGACAAAGCTTTAAAAGAAGAGGAGGGGAGCAGAATAGAGACCTTTGCGCGTATATAACCGCCAATCCGGAATATCGCTCACGAGATTACAGCTGGGGAGATAACTGCATTTACGAATGCGCCCAAGGCACGGGCGGTACCGGGAATCCGACCACTTGGGTTAAGGCAGGTGTGAATCAGCACATATGTTTTGTGGCGGATCAGATCGCCAGTTTTTTCTCTTCTTAATGGTTCTACGGACCACTTCACATAGCTCGACGATTGATAGCTGGTCGGCAAGTGTTTTCCATAAGAAAGAGCGAGGCTTGCTTTTCAAACCTTTGGTGAGGTTGAAGGACGCAAGTATATCAAGGGCTTCATCACGCCACAGCAACTGGACAACGGCATTAGGGTCAATGCATTGATTTACTCTTGCCGGACGGAATTGTTCAAGGGTCAAATCTGAGGCTGATCCCCCTGCGCTGATTATACCCCACCAATCTGGTATTATCTGGCTGGCTTTATCGATATGATGTTGATGGGTGACAAGGGTGACAGTGTCGAGGATCTTACTGTAGATCTTTTCCTGCGTTGGGAGCCGTTCCAGGGTATCCTTCTCACTCTTGATCTCGAAACCGTGGAGCCGGCCGTTTATGACCGCAATGTCTATCCTGGCGTTGCCTTGGCATAATCCGAGTTCGTCGATGACGACAGTATCCGGATCCCTTTTAAAGATTGCCAATCGCGTCTCGTGCAGCGCTTGGCGTATGTCTATGTCTCTCACTCCAAGCCCTCCCGATTAAAACGCAGCCACAAACTATGCGCCAAATACCATTTTTCTTTTTGGCACGCAAGGGTAATAACAACAGGGTGTGCGTACGACAAGGCATTTCATCCGGAATCGGAACAAAAGGCTCGGCTCATCACCTGGCCGCCTCCCGCCGAGTCAGAAATGAGAATTTGCAAAATCCATCTCGACGGTATATTTTTAAATCCGTAAGCGCCAAAACTGCGCTGAAGGAACCCATGAGTAGATTCTATTCCCTGCGCTTTCACCGACTTATTAGAATCTGAAGAACACCTTCCCGGCAAGGTGTGGGCATAGTGTGACAATCTTCACGGTTGTGGACTGATTTCCATTTACCCTTTTGTTCCGAAAATAATTCCTTCCGGGCCTGGATAGGCTAGACCCGGGCCTAGAATTCGAAATTGCTCGAACCGATGGGGAGGTAGCCTCCGTCATGTTACTCCGAAAAGCGAGATGGATTTACTTCTATGATGTGGTGCTTGAACCTCACCCAAACGATGCTCCATATACCGAATTGCGTGAGCTTATGCCGGGGCTCGAAAAGCGATTTAAGAGCGGGGATTGCGTAAAACTAATCAACAACGAGACTGCGGCGATAAGGATCATTGATTTATCAATTGCTCCCGGAAAAGACCTTCTCTCATTACTTATCCAGTATTGTGACCAGAACGCGGCCGATCCGGTTTTTGCAAACCTGGAAACTGGTGAGTTGCGTGTAGAACCTAAACTTAAGGGAGAAGGAATAGCGGTTTCAGCTCATTTCAGTGTGTCACTCAAACCAAGGCAGAAGGCCTCGCATTCATACCTTGCGGTGCTGGAAAGCGTCCCTGGCATTAACCGCGGTAAGATTGAGGCCTTTCTCACTTCTGAGTTCAAAGAGATTTGCAATACCTACCGCTATACAAGTAGGGATGGCAAAGTAAAAAAGTATCGTCCCATACCTAGTCTAGTCGGTTATGCCGCACAATCATTGAAAGACGAATTTGAGAGGGGTGAGTTGTTGGGAATTGAACTTATCAAATATACCAACCAGTCTGGTGGGCTTGATGAACCAGGTTACGTTAAAGAGGAATCTGAAATCATACGGCTAAAGGTGTTAAAAAAAGCATCCGGGGAAGACGCTATAGGTCTACTAAACAGAATTAAGACTAAAGCTCACAAAAAAGGTTTCGGTGAAATGCGCATCAAATATAAGAGACAAGAGGGTAAACAAATATCAGTCCCAGCAGATACCAGTAGACTTGATGTAGGAAATATGCTATATACCAAATGCGAATATGTCATACTGGAAGATGACCTTCCACAATGCATAAGGGCGTTCGATAAAGGACTCTTAAAGACCTTGTATCAATTAGTTGTTAAGGCTCGAAATACCGGCAATTATAAATAAGAGAGCGACAGCATGAGAGTCTTATTGAGGTTAATCCGACCATTGGATTATCTACGAATACACCATCATGAAAAACGATGGTACGATTGGTATTTGCCAGGCATTCTCTCCATCATTATGCTTTTGGCAATACATTACCTACCAGTTCGCCCGAAGATTTTGGGTCACGACGGACTGATATACTATGTGGTGGAACTCCTGAAGATACTTACTGGATTTTACATAGCATCTCTAGCTGCTATTGCCACATTCAACAAACCGGGGATGGATGAAATCATGCCCGGTGATCCCCCTACTATCAGCACCACGTTCAGGGGTAGAAGAACAACCTCAAGCCTAACGCGCAGGCGCTTCTTATGCCTTCTTTTCGGATATTTAGCTTTTATGAGTATGATACTCTATTTTGGAGGGGCTGCCGCAGGACTAATTGCCAAGAATGCTAAATTAGTTATTCCGGTTCGGTTCTTTCCCTTTTTTAAACTGTCCGGGCTGTACCTTTATCTATTCTGCGTTTCTAATCTCGTTATCACTACCCTCCTCGGTCTGTTTTATATGGTAGACCGAATCCATCGTGAAGACCCGAAAAAGATTGAAGTGAAAGAAACCGATTAGGTCCGGTTTGGCCCGGCTCATCACCGGGCCGGTTGAACGAACGGGGAAAGTTCCACAAGGCCCCCCAAGATCGATTTTCCAACCCTGGTCTGTGTCTTTTGATCGTCCGGAAGAATCAAGCCAGATCTTCAAAGTGGACAGGGCCTAAACTCTGCTGTAATCTCATCAGAGTTCGACGGCCTGCCTCTACCCTCTGCCTCTCATTCAAGGAGAAAAGAATGTCTCTCCGGGATTTGAATTGGCGCAAAGGCCTTTTCCGGTTGTGGCTCTTCCTTTCTGCAATTTGGATCGCCATGACAGGCATTTTAGGGCTCTACCCCGCCACATCGAGATATATCGAAACCGTGAAAGCTGCCCATGAGCTTAAGTCTTTGCGAGCGACTGTCAGCTACACATTTCTTGAGTCACAGGATAATAAATCCCAAGCAGCTACGGGCATCGTTGACCCATGGAAGAAATCGCAACCCGAGGCTGCGGTCATGCCTAAAACTCTTACCGACGATCAAATGGCGGCATTGTTGCAGCAGAGCCCAAAGCCCGCTCAAAAAGTGCCTTCTGACGGCCTCACAGACGACCAAGTTTCCGCCGTATTGAAAGGCGAGGCAAAGCTCCCGGCTGGGTATAGCCTGGATGAAAAACACTACAATGTACGCGAGTCACAAACAGGGGTTACTGTGACCTTTGTATGGTATAACGCACAGCCGCCCGGTCAGACGGATTTGGATGAGGTGTTTACGAGCTTCCTTGGTCAGCAATATATTAGGTGGGACCCCGACCCTAATCCGACTCCCAACGACTGGCGGCCACGTTGGTCAACTCCCAGGCGGAAGGTGAAATTATCCGAGAATGAGTCCTGCCTAGTTTCAAAGCTACAAAGAATCAGAGAATTGGAAAAGATTCTGGATTCCCTAAAAAGCACCAGGCAAGACTTCCTTGTCGCCTTGAGCACGGTTTTCTTACCGCCCCTTGCCCTGCTGGTTTTTGGCACTGGTTTACTGTGGGCGTTATCGGGGTTCGCCCCAAAACAGAACAGTTAGGCCAGTCGACGGGAATCGTTCCGCAGTGGGCTCAAGGGCGTTTTCCGAAAGCTCGATTACAAAATCGTCTGTGGATCTATCCGGCTTCGGCTTGGTGCATGCTTCCTGTACTGTGCCCAACTGTGCCTAAACGTGTGCCCAACCAGCCTCGGAAACCCAAAAATAAACCAACGTTTGCCAACATAAAAAAGAGCCGATTTGCCTTGTGTGTCGGGCATTTCGGCTCTATGTCAGTGTTTGCTGGTTAAGCTTTTTTCGGACTGAAAATCCTCGTGTCCTCAGTTCGATTCTGAGCCTCGCCATCAATAAAATCAGGCACTTAGCGAGAAATCGTTGAGTGCCTTTTTTTGTATTTTGAATTCATGAAGTTCATTGATGTGCCGCTGGATTTCATGTCTGAACGGCTGCAAGGTGCAATATAGGGCGAGATAGGTGGGAAATGGCCGATGTGCGGGGATCGGGTGGAACTTTTGTGGAACTTTTATAATACGAAAGAGGGCCACGGACAAGGCTGGGGGCTGATCGGGTAGGATTGGCACATAGGGGGCGGTGATCGAGAGGGGGCAGTGCCGGCCGATTATAATGCGTTTAGTCGGGGTGAGAAAAGGCATTCTCAGGCTATATTTCAGAGAAGATGGCAGGTCGGGTTGAAGTATGCATAAAGAGTGCCGAAAGGTATATTGTATTGGCGTTAATCTGACTTGTCTGTGGATTTATTTTTTATTGGAAAATAGTCGATCAGGGACTGAAAGATTGGATGGAGAACGTCCCACTCCTCCGTGGTGATTTCCCTGAGATTAAGGAACAATCTATATAAGAGATCTACGAGTTCTCCCTGCCTGTCTGGAGGTAACCGCCTGAAAGGCTCCTGTACTTTCTGTAGTACGAACAGTGTGAAAGCCACTGATCCGGGATCAAACTCAGGGGTCCCCACCCTAACCGGGATGTCCCGGTCTGATTGGAATTGCTGATCTTCACCAAGAACGAGCCATCTACGGCTAACCCGAAATTCCTCACATACCTTTTCTAAAAAATCTATAGGAGGCGGGGTCTCACCGTCTCTATAGCGGACGACCGTGGTTCGCGCCACTCCTATTTTTTCGGAGAACTGGGGCAAGGATAATCCGCTATCTCGTATAACCTTTTTGACCCTGTCTTTTAATTCCATACGGTCACCTTTTCCCGAGCAAGGAGGGCAAGGGAAATTGGAAAAGAATTACCCATATAGACGCAAGCTATTGATAATAGTCACACAAACGGTTACGCGAGCGAAGGCACCGAAGAGCAATCAGCAAAAGAACCAAACCGCTCATTTTAAACCATTTTTGTATTGACTAGAGCGATAGCGTGCTCTATTGTTTAAATCCGGACAGACGAATGAGGAAAACAAGAGGCACGAGATGTCAATCGCTTTCCTTGTTGAGCCTCATCAGGATTGAAACTGGCACGGGCAGCCAGAAGTGTCAATCGAAAAACCAGCGAGGATAGAAGATGACCATGACGAGCTTGAACGAGCGGTTGCGGCGGGTGTTACGGGATAGCGGCTTGTCCTTGCCTCAATTTGCAGCGCGGATTGGGGTTGCACGAACCACCGTCGCCCGCTACAGAGACAGTCAAGTGTCGCCCCCCCTAGATTTCCTGGAGAAGGTTTGCGAACAATTTCAGGTTAACCGTAGATGGCTCATTTTGGGTGAAACGGAAGCTAAGGAGGCGACTGATACTTTGCATGGCAAGGATCTGACAGATTTAACAAAAGTGAAGGCTTACACGGGTGGATATGCCGAGGGCTTTTCCGCGGGAGTGAGCAAGACCATCGCAAAGATCGAAGAGATGAGCACCGAACTCGCCGCAGGAGCCGCCAAAACCATCGCACTAGCCAATGAGAGCTTCTCTGAATTGAAGGCAGGAGCCGCCAAAACCATCGCACTGGCCAACGAGAGCTGCTCTGAATTGAAGGCAGGAGCCGCCAAAACCATCGCACTGGCCAACGAGAGCTTCTCTGAATTTGCTACTGAGTATAGCGAAACATTTGCAAAAATCGATAAGAGCCGCCCTGAAGTCAAGAGGGATTCTGATGGATGATTATCTCGGGGCTTTCGACATTGCGAAGATCATGGGCCAGAGTCCGCGCGGCATAAATAGCCGGGCTAAACGAGAAAAATGGCCATTCAGGCCGATTGAGGGATATGGAGGGCCTGGCGGCGTAAAAAAAGAGTACTGCTGCGCTTCTCTTCCTGATGATGTACAGCGGCAGATCTCGATTTCCGAACAAAAGAAGCTCCTGGCGAAGACCGGCCACAAGGGAGAACAAGATCCGGGCCTCGACACAAAAGAGCTAAGGGTGGCCTTGGCTGCAGCCGATCTGGTGCATGAGTATGAAGAGGCAATCTGCAGGAAGAAAAGGGAAATAACGAAGGCCAAAAAAGATTTTATGAGGCGCTACAACAACGAGGACCTTAGTACCTATCCAAACCTGTATGCCCTGCTCGGCAACGTTAGTTTTCAAACAATTGAGCGTTGGAGCCTCAATCTCAGGCGAAACAATAATGATGCAACGGTTCTGGTAAAACGATGGGGCCGCCATCTCAAGGGAACTGGCGGACTATCGCCTGAACAGGAAAAGATCTTCCGCACTTATATCTTCCATGAACATAGATTCCCAATCGGGGAGGCCATCCGGATCGCAACAAATCAGATGTGCATAAGAGGATGTGAATGCCGTTTGCACGCCCGTCAACTCCGCAACATTGCGGACCGCATCATAAAGCAAAATTACCCGCAATATATAGCGTCAAGAGAGGGCGAGAAACGCTTAAACGAATTGTGCCTTCCTCATGTTGAGCGCGATTATGACTGCATTGACGTTGGCGACATAGTTTTTGGCGACGGGCACGTCATGAACTTCGAATGCAAAAACCCCGTGACCGGCAAGCCTAAGCGCATGATTTTAGTCGCCTTTTACGACATGAAATCGAACATGCCCCTGGGCTGGGATATCAGCCCCAGTGAGAATACCGAGGCGATAAAGGTCGCACTGTACAGGTCCATCCTGAGACTGGGCAAATTTCCAAAGGTGGTGTACCTCGACAATGGTCGCGCCTTTCGAGGCAAGTTTTTCAGAGGCGTAAAAGAGCCCGGTGAAGATCCAAACATTGGGCTGTTCAAGCGGCTCGGAATAAAGGCGACTTTTGCTCGGCCTTACCATGCAGAGACAAAGCCCATTGAAGGCTTTTTTAAAATTTTCGGCGAGTTGGAGCGCCAGGCACCGTCCTACACCGGCACGAGCATAGAAAATAAGCCCGCACGCATGAAGCGGGGCGAAGTGCTCCACCGGAAATTGTATGAGTCCATTGTCCAGGGGCGCGTTCTAACGATAGTCGACGCTCACCTGGCAATTGCAGACTGGATCGAGACTGAATATGGCCCACGTCCTCAGCGCGGCCATCTCAAGGGTAGATGCCCATTAGAAGTTTTCGACGCCGGAAAAGGACCGGGCCTGTCTGATGGCGACAAAATGAAGCTCCGGCTGCTCATGGCCCAGATCGACATCAAGCGGATTACGCGAGATGGAATCAAGATCCCCTGGTCAGACGAGCGATATTACCATGCCGATCTATTTAAAAAACTGGACCAACCAGCAACGGTTCGATACGACTGGCAGGACAAAAATCGGATTTACGTCTACGACGCGGACGGCCAACTTATATGCGAAGCATCGCCAAGGCGAAAGGTGCATCCGGCCGCCAAGCACATGGGGACCGAAGAAGATACGGCTGAACTCTCGAGCCAGTTGGAAATGACAGCGTCCCTTAAAAAGTCTGTCGTTGGGCCTCTTCGCGAGCTAATGCATAACGAAATTATTCCAGATGTGCGCCGGCAGATCTCGGAGATATGTGTCGATGTCGAAGCAAACGCAAACAAACCGGCACAAACGGATGCCGAAACGCCGAAAATGACCGACGAACAGTGCGAAAGCATCCGGCGCCACGCAAAGGAAATCATCGACGCCGCACTCGCACCGGCCGCACCGCTCCCACTGCAAGCGCCCGCCCTGCACCGGCCCGAGTTCAAGGTCGACTGGGAGTCGCTTTTCTTGATGGGCGACGCTGATCGGTACGAGGTTCTGCTCGAATGCGAGGCCCGAAGGATTGAAATGCCGATGGGGCAGAAACGCTGGATGGGCATGTATGAAAAGAGCTCAGAGTATGAGCGCCTTCGCGATTACTTTGAGGGCGAGGCGCTGCAGGTTCGGCTACGAAGCATACAGAAATAAGGCAGTAAGCGGAATGCCGGATAAATAAGCGATGTTTCAATAAGCTGCTCGGCTGCATGGAGGAGCCTATGATTCAATTCAAAAATGAATTTGTCCTCACCAGAAATGTTAGGAATTTCCACGTGATGGTGGATGATCTGATTTCCTATGGCGAGGGGTGCCTGGGGTGCGTGCCCGGCACGCCGGGCATCGGCAAGACGAAAACGTCGCGGGTCTGGCAGGCACGAAATGGAGGGATATACCTGCGCATCGCGAGCATCTGGAAGCGGAGCGAGCTGGACTTTATCCAGGGCTTGGCCCACGAGGCCGGGATCGCCAATCCCTCAGGCCGCAAGGGGCGGTGTTATTCACAGGTAGTCGATAAACTTTCAAGCTCCGGCTGCGTCGTCTTTCTGGATGAGATGCAAAGGTTACCGAAAGAGTTTTTAAACATCGCCCTGGATCTGTCAGACGCTACCGGCTGCCCGTTCGTCTTGGTCGGAGAACCCGAGCTGAAGGGGCTCATGCAGGAAAACAAGCGAGTTTGGTCCCGCACGCACCGCCTGTTCGAATTCGACTCTCTGTCGATCTCCGATGTAGTCGTATATGCGCTCAAAACAACATCGCTCGAATTGCACCCGGAGATCGCGGCCATCCTGCACCGGTCGAACGCCGGGGACTTCCGGATTCTCAAGAGGGATTTCCTCGCCCTGGTCCGCTACGCCAATGCCAAAGGGCCAGGCGCCGATGGGCAGCCGCAGATCACGGAAGAAATGGCGCGAACTGCTGTGAAAGCAGGATTGAAGGGGTCCGAGAATGGCAACGGAAAGCTCTGAGGCTTGGGTAGAGGTCTTCGAGGCGAGGGAGCGACTCCGCATCGATGAGGAGTTGTTCTATGCCCTGCTGTACGATTATCTGGCGGTTACATCCAGCCCGACGATACGCGATATCATACGCTATCTCGAGACTTTTATGGAAAAGGATTTTGATGGTAACACGGTGGCGTGGAGAAAGGCTTTCCACGCGCTCGCCCTGGCGCAGCTCGAAAGAAATATCGCGGCCCTGGGATTACCGGTGAGACGGACGGCGAACGCGATGGCGCGGCGCGAATTTCATGTGGATGAAGCGCGATGGCTTCTCTGCTGGCAGCTTTGCAAACTCGTTTACATTTTGAAGACCAGGGGCATTCAATGAAAACGACCTTTGCCGGGCATGTGCGTGCGGCAGCAAAGGCACTCCAGGCGCAAAAGCGCCACGTTACGCTGGAGGCCCTCGAAATGGGTTGCGGTCAGCTCATCCGGACGCGCCGGGATAGGGACTGGCTCTGCAAGACTGTCTCGAATTTGTGTGCGGCCGGCGAAATGAGGCGGGAGGCCGCTGGGATCTATCTGTACCTAGGGAGGCAGGCACCCGCGCAAAAGCAGCAGATTATGTGGCGATACCTGCGTTCGAGCCGCAGTTTCGGGGGCGTAACCGTCGACGAGCTGGTGGAGGTCGCCGGGGCCGCGCCGGAATATGTGAAGGAATGGCTCGGGGTCTTGATGGTGCACCAGGTGGTGAAGGAAACCAATGGACGATGGTGTCTCACCTCCGACCAGGTGCAGATGCCGAGGAATGAGGCAAAGGCGCAGCGGCTGCGCAATATCAGATCAAGGAAATCGTATGGCTAAACAAGCACGAAGAGTCCCGCTGATCGGGAATAAGGAGAAAGCAGTTCTCCATATTGCGAAAGTCCAGCTCGGCATGAGCGAGGAAGCCTATCGCGATATGTTGGACAGTGTTGGCTGCAGATCATCAGTCGAACTTGATTTCTCAAAGTACGCGCAGATTATGGACCGTCTGAAAGTCGCCGGGTTTAAGCATGTCCACGCCTCCGCAAAACGCTCCGGGATGCACCGGCCAGCTTCTGAAGACAAAAAGGAAATGCTTTCGAAGATCGAGGCGATTCTTTCTGACTTGGGTCTCTCATGGGCATACGCCGATGGGATCGCGAAGCATATGTTCGGGATCGAACTGGTTCGCTGGACTGACAATAACCAGACCTACAAGATTTTGCAGGCTTTGATCTATCATCAGAGCCGGCGGAAGCCAGAAGCTGGTTAGAAAGGATGTTGCGCAAGGTGCGCCAACGGCAGGTTAGCGAACTGGCGAAATGTGAATGATACGAACCGAGGAGAAAAAAACTATGGAGACGATTTTTAGCCGCGCAGAAGGATCTGATGGAATGCAGATGGTCGGAAGCATCGTTGACCTGGTGGCCGAACTCACTTGCAATCTGAAACCAGGTGAATCGGTGGAATTGTCCAGCAGCGCCATGAGCGGGTTATCCAATGTCCTGATGATGGCCGGTGAGGCGTTGGGAGCGGCCGCACTCGAACTGGAACGGCGCGACGTGCCGGCAAAAGATCAGGCTGCGGACATTTCCGAAGGGAAACGCAAACGTCTTAAGGCAATTTGAGCGCTGCTGCGCGGCCGGGCCACGGCATAGCGGCCAAGTCGGCAGCCGAAGGAGAAAAAGGATGTACGTGGGTAGATTGGTTAGATGGGCACCAAGCAAGAGCGGCAGGGGCGCCGGTTCGGCGAAGCCGGCCACGGGCGCCAGCGGCGAAAGCGCACTGGAAAAATTCGATGTGCGGATGAAGGCCGCGCTGGAAAAGCTTAATGGGAGCACCAGGGCTCTCGATCAGCGCCTTACTATGCTTGAATTGCGCAATGGGTTGCACCCCAGGACGGAGGATGCCTCCATCCTCAAATCTTGCCTTGCGAAGATGGACGCCCTGGGCGAGATGGATGGGCGTGCACGAGCTGGTGCGCTTCGAAAATTAGATGCCTTGGAGTCGGGAACGCTGCATTAGACAGGCTTGTAGCCGTTGACTTGCCCACGGCGCACGCAACGAAGGGAAAAACGACGATGCCCAATTATCTTAAAGCTCCCCTGGGCTGCTCCGGGGGCGGAATTGGCAATGCCGAATTTGTTGTAGACGAAGATGGAATCGCCGAGATTCCGGACGGCGTTGACCATCTGAGCCTTCTGGATCACGGCTTCAGCGACCGTTTCACGGAGTCGGACCTTGCCAAAGTTCGGATCAAGAAGGCCAAGCGGGGCGCGCCCGATGCCTCCGAGAAAAAGGCCGAAACCCAAGGGGACCTAAAGTAAAAGCGGAAACAGTCTAGCCGGCAACCAAGCCGGGGAAGATGTGGAGGATAGAAGGTGCCAAGACTGAGTGGCCGTTATTCGGCAGAAAATCCTTACCCTTGCTCCGGAGGCAAGCACTTTTCGTCAGAGCCCCCAAATGGCCCCTGCTTACTTTGTGTGGCCAAGGAGTCCCAAGTTTGTTGTTCCGGGCGGCATTACTACAAAAACCCCATTACGGCCTCTGTTTCGGCGTGTTGCCGGGAATTTCGGATCCACCTTCCACCCCTTGAGCTTGAGAAGGCGTACAACGAAAATCAGCTCGCAGGCCTGGAGGGTCCGATTAGGGAATCGGCTTCGAAAATCGAAAAGTTCAAGGCCCAGAAGCAGCGCATAGAGGAGGAGATTTTAGCAAAACAAAATGCCCGCGCGGAGGCGTTGGGGCGGGGCGAGGATGTCCCCGCCGACCCTGACCTGCTCGGAGGCCCTGGCGACCTTAGGGTGATTGAGCGGCATATGGCCCGCGAGCAGCAGGTGCTTTCCGGCCTCACGCTGCAGCGGTCGAAGTTTCAAGGCCGGCTCGCTTGGATTCTCGGCCGGCTCAAGCTCGCCGAAAAACTTAAAGCCAGGGACGAGATCTATGGCCGGATGACGGCCGCAATGCTTGAGTGGAACAAGGGGATACAGGCATTAGTCAAATTGAGACGTGAGGCCAATGTCAGCATTGACCGGCACGATTTAAACGAGGGGTATATCCCCTTGATGCCGCCGGGTATTGTTGGAGGCCCGACACCAGATTCACCGAGAGGTTTTTTTTGTTTGGATGTTCGGATGACCGCTACCCAAGACCAGATCCTGGCGTGGAAGGCACCGGATACCGACTGAGACTCTTTGTTGCCAGGCGGCGCATGGCGTCCGGGCTGGGCTGCGCCAAGATCAAGAAGCGTTACGGCCGAGTAGCGTTTCGGGTCTCTCCACCGCCTAGCCATCCTTAAATCACAAAGGAGGTTGACTGAAATGGCTCTCTATATCGTAGCACCTGCCGGCGTCACCCAATTGACCGACCTGAACGGCGTCCAGCATATTCCCGACTCGAACGGGAAAATTCCTGTCGCCAACCTGCCGCAGCATACCGACGCTTCACAACTGTTGCTGAACGGCTGGACGTTTTTGAGCCAATAGTTTTTGAGCCAATAATACGGAGGATTCAATGGCCAAGCTCCTGGTACCATTCGTCAAGATCGACGAGCACCTGCGCAGAGTTAAGGCGTCCTTGGATGCTCTATCTATCGAGCGGGGCGGCTCAATCGGTATCGCCGAGTTGGCCAGCGCAGCCCCCCTATACGACGGGCCGCTGCGGGGCATGAGTGGTATTGGAGCGGCTCCCATCGCAGCGGGGCGAGTGCAGAGGATCACCTTTGACAATGGATGCATAATCGTTCTTGCCAAGATTTCTGACAACGGGGAGTGGGAAAAGATCCTGGGGGGCCTTTACCGCGCCTTTCTTCTTTCCATCGAAGCCGTCGAGCACGAGAACCTTTCCGGAGGAATAGAAATTAAGAATGTTTTTCTTTCGGATGCATCTTCTGAGGTCCGTGAGTTGGAAATGGCAGACCGGATGGGAGCATTGGCCAAAAACGATTCCCACCAAACGCACCAGACGGCGCTTTTCGCTATGAAGGAGGTTCTAAAGAACCCCATTCGGACGAGTTATGCGGAGGGCGCGAACTTCGGGCGCCCAGTTCTAATCACTCGGAAACCAGGAGACGGCAATGATCGACGGTTTTGAGGTGGAGATCGGGGGCGAGAAATATATCGTGCCTCCGCTTGGCATGGCCGGGCTGAAAACGCTCGCCGCAATGCAAAACGCGCCGGGGACAGAGAACCTGTCTGCGAAAGAGCAGCTCGTCGAAACGGCGATTACAACGACTCACGCGGCCCTTGTGCGCAACTATCCGGACCTGCAGCTCGAAGATGTCAAAGAACGAATCCACGCCTGGGAAATATTGGCCTTGTATGAGGTTCTCCCGGCCCTTTACTCGAAGGGCGGCCTGGAGCGGCTGCGGGAGGCTCGAAAGGCGAAAGAGGCCGCAGAGGCGGCAGAGACGGCGCAGGCGGGACAAGCGGGGCAGCCGCAGCAGACGGAAAAAGTTGAACAAGCCGGGCCGGATGATCCGGATCGCGACGCTGCCGCTTAGGCAAAGGTTTCGAGCTTTTACGGGCCGAGGTGAGGAATGGTCGACGGGGTGATGAGCATCGAAATCGGGGGCAAATCCTACGTGTTGCCGCCCCTGGACCTGGAGGCCCTGAAGAAAATGGGGCCGCTGCAAAGCGCTTCGGGGGGGATATCCGCAGAAGTTCGAATGGACGCGATCCTTATGACTGCTCATTCTGCGCTCGTGAGAAATTGTCCCGATCTCACCTTTGAGCAGCTTCAGGCGGCTATCCACTCCTATGAGCTGATCGCGTTGGCAAAGGCCATGCCGGGCCTTGTCGAAAGAGCCATCGGGGATCTCTATCTCTCCGAGCTGGAAGAGCTTCTGGATTACTGGGAGGACCATCCGCCCGTTGATGTACTCGTGGCCCTTTCGACGTTTGGAATGCATGTCTCGTCCGACGAGGCGGCAAAGGCAAACAGGCAGGAATGAGGCCGAAAGTGGGAAACTACCGTCAAAAAACCTCCAGGAAGCAGCGCGATCGCACGCAACCCGGGGGCACTATTTGCGCGTAAAGTGGGAATTTCCTTCTATGCAGTTTATCGGCACTTCTGGCCGCCAGCCCTCCGGGGAGGAAAGCCATGCGTGACGACGCCCAGGCCCTTGAAACAGTCACTGTCGCGCAGATGACGCACCATTTCGAAGAAAGGCTCCGGGAGCGCCTCGGAATAGAGCTGACCATCGAGCGGCTGAACCAGCTCCTGGCCGAGAGTAAGCGTATAGGGCGTCAGTGCGTTTACTACAAACTGATTAATTGCGTATTTTGCCGCAGGGTTCTACTAGGCCAATGGTGGCACCACGAGGCCGGCGTAATCATGCTGATCGACGAATGGAAATCGAAGGCAGTAACGATTATTACGCCGAAAGACAAGCTGAGTATCCGCGCCCGGCGTCCACATGACGAAAGGCGGGGCTGAACAGATGCATTTCTCCAATATCGGGGAGGTGATTATGAAAAATCGCAGCATTGCCATTTTGTTGGCCATTTTCCTCGGCGGCCTGGGCATGCACAGGTTTTATCTGGATAGACCGGGCCAGGGCATATTTTATTTGATTTTTTGCTGGACGCTCGTGCCCTGGGCCATAGCCCTTTTCGAGGCTTTTATCTGGTTGGTGAACGGGGAAAAATATTTTCACGAAAGGTACAGCCCTGACTACATTGCGCCGGAAGAGGAAGAAGATCCGGACGGAGGCTGCTAGATGGCCAACGATTCTGTAGAAATTCAGTTCGGTGCCAAGGTGGATGAACTCCTGGCGTCTATGGAGCAATTGTCGGACGCTGTGAAGGAATCATTGGATCAGGTCGGCGACGCATTGAAGACGGTATCCGAAGAGTCGCAGGAAAACATGCAGGCCATGAGGACCGCAAATGAAGAGGCGGCCTCATCTTTTAAAAGCCTGCAGGATCAGGTGTCGGACGCCTTCGGTGGGATTCAGGCTGCGGTGTCCTCGCTCACCGGGATACTTGGCGGATTGGCGGGCGCCCTGGGCGCCGGCAAGATATTCAAAGACTCCCTCGAGGCGACTCTCAGTTGGGGCAACGAAGTCGCGATGCTTTCGCAGCGCCTTGGCATCTCCGCTCAAAAGGCATCTGACCTGGCCATGTCTCTAAAACTGGTCGGAATGTCGGCGGATTCATATACGGGACTGATGCAGCGCCTTGAGCGGCAAGTCCGCACGAATAGTGAGACCCTCGAAAACCTCGGTATTGTTCTGAAAAATTCTGACGGGAGCAGCAAAGATCTCGTCGACGTGTTGAGCCAGGCAAGAGACAAGATATCCCAATATGCGACCGGGGCTCAGCAGGCGGCGATGAGTATGGCTATCTTCGGGGGCCGCGTCGGCGACCTCGGGAAGTTTTTGCGGCTCACCATTGACTTGATGGAACGGGGCAAGAAAGCGGCTAAGGAGCTGGCGCTCGAAATGAGCCCTGAAGATGTCGAGGCAACTCACAAGTTTGAGGAGGCCACGGCCCATTTATCGGCGACCTGGACCTCGTTCGAGAAAAAACTCGGTGCAGCGCTCATGGGCACGCTGCAGAGCCTGGCCGATTTTTTCAACAACAATCTGCCCAAGGCAGTCGAAAAAATTTCCGGAGATATTCACAGCTTCACGCAGCGAATCGTCGAGGCATCAAACGCCCTCGCAAATTTCTTCGGCATCGTCAAGAACAACCAGCAGCAGGTCGATGCGCTCGGCATCCCGATAGGCGTTAAGGGAGAGCAGAGCTGGGTCAAGGGCTACGGCACTCTCCATTATGGCGGCGGCTTTACGGCCGCGCCCTACACGCCGCCCCCCAAGCCCCCCCCAAAACAGAGTGCGGACGAGGATATAGCTGCCGCCACTCCAGACAAAGGCTCCGGCGCCGGTGGGGGAGGCACGGACTTAATGGCCCAATGGGAAGCGGAACTCGAAAAGCTCAAGAATTCCCAGGCTGATTTAAACGCCTGGAGTGAGCAAAAGGATTACGAGTTCTGGAATACCAAGCTGGCGGCCGCAAAGCAGGGGTCGGAGACCTGGCAAGAGGTGTGGAATCGCATGGCGGATATCTATCGATCCATGTCCGCGCAGGCGCAGCAGGCGACCGAGAAGCAAGCCGCCCTCCAGGAAACGATCAATAAGAATTCTTCCGCCATGCAAAGAACGGATTCAGAATCCGCGATGAAAATGGCGCAGCAAAAATATGACACGCTTTATGCCTTGGGTCAGATAAATGCACAGCAGCGCGCGGCGCTGGAAAAACAGGCTGATGACAAAGCCTATCAGGAAGCACTGACCGCCGAGTACAAGCAGCTCGATGCTCTTCATGAGACCGGAACTGAACTCATTGCCAAGCAGTCCGAAATCTACCGTGAGATAGAAAAGCTGCAGCAAGAGCATCTCCTGAAGATGCAAAAAGCTGACGATCAAGCTGTCCTCGCCATGAAAAAGCAGTGGGACCAGTACGTCTCCGAGGTAGGAAACGCCATCACAGGGCTGCTCTTTAAGCACCAGAGCTTTCTTCAGACTGTCCAAAACCTGACTCAGCAAGCCATTTCCAAAATGATTAACTGGTGCCTCACGTGGGTCGAGAATTGGGCTTTGGCCGAGCTTAAGAATACAGCGGCCACCACCACGGGCACAGCAACGCGCACAGCGGCCGAAAATTCATCCGGACTCGGCGCGCTTCTTCCAAAAATTTGGCAGTCCATAACGGCCTGGGTCGGAGGCGAGGCGGCAAAAACCACCGCTACCACGACGGGTGCAGCCACCAGGACGGCGGCGGAAACCGCGAGTGCTACGGCCGGACATGCCCAGCAATCCGCGATGAACGTCATGTCTGTCATGAGCGATGCAGCGGTTGCCTTTGCCGGCGCTTACGCTGCTATGGCCTCCATCCCTTACGTGGGGCCTATGATTGCCCCGGCCGTTGCTTCAGAGGCGATGGCGTCGGTAATGGCTATGGCCCCGATGGCAAGCTTGGACGTGGGCGCCTGGGACGTTCCTCGCGACATGTTCGCACGTATTCATGCCGGCGAAATGGTAGTCCCGGAGAACTTCGCCCAGGGCATCAGAAAAGGCGGCACTTCCAACGACGGCCCCCGCGGCGCGGGCGATTTTCACCTCCACATTCCCATCAGCACGCCGAGCCCGAAGGAGTTCCACAAGATGCTCAAGGATGCCAACAGTCCGCTCATGAAGCAAATAAAGACATCGTTCCGCGACTACCATTTGCGGTTTAGATAAAGGCAACGCGGATAATGCGTCTATTTTGAGCTAGAATCGACGCTGTCTGGAGGACGATGGATCACCCAGGCTTACCCGCAAAATTGGAAAATAAGGCTACTCTGGCGTTTCGCTTCGGGGCTGAACGGGATGCGGGACAGGAAGGATGACGCGCTCAGTGCCAAAGAGGGGATTAAAAAGCTTGTCGCCCTTATTTCTAGTGCCCGCGACGGAATGCCGGCGCCCAGGCGCCGGCGCATAGTGTGTTGGAAACCAGATCCGGCGCCGTCGCCTTTCACACCTGGTGAAGGCTGGAGCGATCATGAGAATGATATGGAGGCCCAGCTCCTGGAGGGAAAACCCATCGACATGGCCAGCGAGCTGCTCTATGGCGGGTTATCAGTTCAGCATACGATCAGCGAGGAAGATGCCGGCATGAACACAGCGAGTCCCGAAATAGAAAACGGTCCGCCAGCCTGTATTTGTTCCTGCTCGCGCGAGTTTGCGCCGTACAAGCGGGGTGCGGTCACCATCAAGAAAATCTGCCCCGACTGCTTGGATAGGAAAAATGCGCATCTAAAGCCATCGAAAGACGAGCGGATCGAGAGCGAGCGCGCCCGCAGCGTCGGGAGAAAAGGCACAGAGGCGGCCGGGCCAGATGAGCCGCCGGGTGCGGATCGCGGCGCCGCAGGTCTGGCGATCACGATATCCTTTGTGGGGTCTGATGAGCAAATCTTCAGACGCATCGAGGCCCTGGCAGGGCGGCAGCGCAGGACAAATGCTGCCCAGGTCCTTCACTGGCTCGACACCCTGGTCCCTGAACTTGGGGCCGATCTCGCGGAGAAGTAGAATGGATGTCGCAAAAGCCTATGTTCCGACCAATCGGTACAAATGCCAGTTTGACAGGGCGTGCGTCAAGGCTGAATTGGTCAGGCTCTACAATGCCGAATCGTTCGGATCGAGCAACATCCTGGCGGCAAAGCACGCCTTCATTTCTGAGTACAATCAGGGGGCAGCCGGTAAATATGCGAAGCTCTACGCAATCATAGGCCCGGCGTCGTTTAAGAGCTTCGAGCGCTGGAAGTTGAAGCTCAAGAGATCTCGCGGCCGGCCGACTTCCCTCATCGACTCGCGGGGTATGGGTGGCGGCTGCCGTAGAAACGCGATCAGGCACACCAGGCGGACAGCGTCTCGAATCCTCGGCGTTATCGCAAAGGTGCCGGCGCGAAGCCGCCCCAGGTGGTTTGCATTCCTCGATGCCTTGAAAAAAGGCCAAAGCCCCGAGGAAATCGCGCGATCCGTGGGCATCCATACGTCCACGGTTCGCAAATGGATAAAAAATCTAGCGGTATAGCAGGACGCGCCATGCCAATACGAGGCCCGGCGCCAATTGACGAATTTCAAGTCGGGGGGTTCAATTACCAATAACATTGATGGGGCCAAGGTCAGAGGAGGGGGCAACAACAGCAAGACCGCAGGGGGGAATGCCTGTTCTTAACCGCTCTCGGTTCGGGCACGATTCTTTATCGTCTTCTGCCACATAAAATCCCGCCAAATTCGCCTCAGAACCAGCTCGCCAGGGGTACACTACATTTGCGCCTTCCCACTTTACATCTACTTCTGTTCTCAT